GGCGGGGCGGCTGGGAGCCGGTCATGGACGCGGGCGATGCGGGTTGGCCGCTGCCCTGGGTGGACAGGCGCAGCCAGCCGCTGGGGATTCCGGTTGTCGAGTTCGCCAACCCCGGCGGCTCGGAGATCGCGCAAATCATCGGGCTGCAAAACGCGCTCAATAAGGCTTGGCTCGACCTGCTGGCGGCGGCGGACACAAGCGGCTTCCCGCTCATGGCGATTGAGTACGAGGACGACCTGCCGCTGGCGGCGCTGGCGGCGGAAGATGACGAGGACGCCGCCATTCGCCTTTCACCTGGGCGGGCAATTGAAGTCGTCAAGGCGCGCGTTCACCGGCTGGAAGCGGCGCAATTGGAGCCGATGATTGCCACGATCCGCTACATCGTCCAGGCCATTAGTGGCGTGAGCCGGACGCCCGCCTACTACTTGGAGCCGGTCGGCGGCGGCAATGTGCCATCCGGCGAGGCGCTCAAACAGTTGGAAAGCGGGCTAGTGCGGCGGGCACAGGAGCGGCAGCTTGTGTTCGGCCAGGCGTGGGAGGACGTTTTCGCTCTGGCCTACCGCGTTAACCAGGCGTTCGGGCCGAGCCTGCCGGAACTGCCCGATCTGTCGCTGCATGTCGAGTGGGCCGACGCCAACGTGCGCAACGAGGCGAATGAGGCGGCGACGGCAGAGGCGCATGGGCGGCTGGGCGTGCCGCAAGAAGAACTGTGGCGGCGGCTGGGCTACACACCCGAACAGATTGAGGGGTTCAAGGCGTCGTCGCTGGCCGACAAAGCCGCGCAAGTGGCCCAGGTCACGGCGGCGCTGCGCATCAATGGGGCGGCGAACGGGCGACCGGCTGCCGCGCAGAACGGGAACAATGTCACGGAGACAGGGGGACAAAATGGAACAGGAGGAACGAATGGGCGAGCCGATTCGATTATGGCGAGGTGATGACGAGGTGATCGTCTACGGCCAGCACGAGGCCAACGCGCTCACCGCTCACGGTTGGATGGTGGGGCCGAAACCCGCCGAGCCTGAGCACATGACGATGAAGGAAGTTCTGGCAAGGGCCACGCGGCTGCAGCCGGCGAGCGACGCCGCGCCCGAGGGCGAACCGCAACCGGCGAGCGACGCCGCGCCCGAACCGCCGGCCAAGCCAACCAGGAAGCGCGCCGGCGAGTACGGCAGCGGCGCGGGCACGCAGCGCACGGTGGACAAGGAGCAGATCGCAGCGGTCAAGGCCGAACGCACGGAGGACGCCGCGAACGAATGAACCCGCTACTGCTCGCCCTGGTGCAAGCCGGCGTCATTACGCAGGTTGACGCCGAACGCATAAACCGCAGCCTTGACCCCGCCGCCGCGCGCGCTTGGGCCGAGCATCGGCTGGTCACGGCGGCGCAGGGCGGGCTGAGCGCCCAGGGTGAGCGGCTGGCTGAACTGTTGCGCCGCACGGAGGGCGATGTGAGCGCCGCCACGCTCGACGCCTTCTGGCGCGCGGAGGATGATCGGTTGTGGGCGTCGCTGCGCCCAGCCTGGGCGGAGGTGACAAGCGAGAACGCTGTGGCCGTCGCCGTGCGGCTGGGCGCAGATGACGCCACCTGGCGGGCGGTCAACGAGCGGATGCTGACCTGGGTGGACGCCTATTACATGAACGCCGACGCCGCCGCAGTGGGCAGCATACCGAATCTGAACCTTACCAGCCGCACGCAGTTCGGGCAGGCGTTCGTGCAGTGGCAGCGCGGCGAGTTGGAGATCGGCACGACCGCGCAGGGGTTGCCGCAACTGATAGAGGCGTTGCAGCCGACGTTCGGCCCTGCGCGCGCCGAAATCATTGCTGTGACGGAAACGACGCGCGTTATTGTGGAAAGCCAGCGCGCGGCGAGTGAGGCGGATGAGTTCATCACGCACTACCGCTTTCTGAGCGCGGCGGATGAAATCGTCTGCCCGATTTGCGGGCCGAATCACGGCGCGATTATCGAGAAGCGCGGCGCTGGCTTTGAGACACCAGGCGGGCGCATGTTTCCGCCGCTGCACCCGCGCTGCCGCTGCCAGATTTTGGAAGAAACTGAGCAGACGCAGCGCCAGCCGCTGCCGCCGGAAGAACGGTATCGTTGGAGCCAGGAGGCGTATGACGAGGCGCAGCGCAACCGGCAGGCGGCGACGCGCGCGCCCGACGCCGTGCGCACGCTGCTAGGGGATGGGGGCAGCTGATGGAAGTCGAGATCACTTTTGAAGATCACCAGGTGCGGGCGCTGCTCGACCAGATGCCGAGCCGCATCGACTACGCGCTGCGCGGGGCGGTGACGGACGCGACGGTGTACCTCCTTAACCAGATGCGCACCTACCCGCCGCAACGCCCGGGCAGTGCGTACCGGCGCACGAACACGCTGAAGGGTAGTTGGAGCCGCCGCATTGAGGGGACTGGCGCTGACATCACCGGCATTGTAGAGAGCAACGGCAACGCCGCGTCCTACAACCGCCGCGTACAGGATCGCGAGTTGCAAGCGCGCGTGCACGAGGGACGATGGCAGACGGCCCAGGGCGTGGTCGAGCGCAGCGGGGAGGACATCAACGGGATGCTGCGGGCGCGGATTCAGGCGGCGATAGGGTAGCAGACGATGGGCGAACCGATGCGAACTGAGCGCGACATGGTAGAGGCGTGGCCGCACTGGTTCATCAAGCTGGGCCGGCGCGTGGCCGCTCTGCCGCGTGGCCGCCTTCACATGCTGGTTATCATCATGCCAGCCGATGGCGACCCGCAATGGGCGCACGTCCAGGATGCCAAGCTAGAGGATGGCGGGGTTATATCCAAAATCTGAACCATATTGCAATCGGCGCGCATTTGTGCAATAATGGTGACAACTAAATAAGCGTAGGGCCGGACATCATACCGGCCAACGCGCCAGGAACGTTGAGACACGGCGCATCTCGGAGATTCACACTCTCCGAGGTGCGCCGTTTTTTGTTGCCTTTTTCACGTCTACCCGGACGGCAAAAGCGGGGCGGGGACACATGGCAGACGAGACGGCACAGCCAACGGCACAACCGGCAGAGACGGAACAGCAGCCCGCAGCGGGCGCGCCAACGGGAGCCGAACCCGGCCAACAAACGGAACCAGCGCGCACATTCTCGCAGGCTGACGTGGATCGCATCGTGGCAGAGCGGCTGGAACGAGCCGAGCGCAAGGCGGCGGACAAGGCGGAGAAGGCGCGCCAGGACGCCGAAGCGCAGGCGCTCAAAGAGCAAGGCAAATTCCAGGAACTCTACCAGAAAGCGCAGGCCGACCTGGAACGGCTGGCGGCGGAGAAGCGGGCGCTGGAACTGGCGGCGCTGCGGCGTGACGCGGCGGCCAAGCACCAGCTTCCGGCAGTGCTGGTCGACCGGCTGCGCGGCGAGACGGCGGAGGAACTGGACGCCGACGCGCAGCAGCTTTTGGCCGCGCTGCCGAAACCAGCCGCGCCGGACATCAACGCCGGCAACGCGGCGGGCAAGGCGGCCAGCGGCGTGTACGGGGGACTCTCAGCGCAGGAATTCGCGGCGCGCTTTGGCGTGCGCGCAGACCTGCTAGGCAGGCAGTACGAGGCATCTATGGCGTTTGGACGGCAAACGACCGCCGCGCTGATCAAGCCGCTAGAGGGGAGCATCATTCGGCGCTTCACCTTTGGCGCGACAACGGCGGCGGGCGAACTGGTGAGTATGCAGTCGGACGGCAAGGTTGACCCGTCCAACTCGACGGCGGCCAAGATGCCCGTGACGGGCGTGGCCGTTGCCGGGGGCGCGGACGGTGAGCGCGGGGACGTGGTGGTGTTTGGGCCGGTGGAGTGTCTGGTTGAGGCGACCCCCGGCACGGTCATTTACAACGGGACGACGGCGGGTGAGCCGGAAGCAACGAGCGGCGGCAACAAGACGGTTGTCGGGCGCGCTGATTCGGCAACGCAGCTTTTCGTCAACCCGGCGCTGGTGTAAGGGAGGATTGAACTATGACACTCGGTTATCGTGATCTTTCCACAGTGACGCTGGCGACGGGCGTCGATGCGTCCTACCTGCGCAAGTGGGCGCTGTCGGACGGCACGACGTTGGATGTTGTGGCCGCGCAGTTGAACACGGCGTTGGGTGCGCTCAATGCGGAGTTCACCCAGGGCGTCTTTGCGCAATTGGTGAGTTTCACCGACCAGTTGGAAGTCGGCTACCGCGTCGGCTCCTCGGCGGGCTTTGAACTGCATACGGAGTATGGCCGCCCCGACCCGCAGCACGCGGCGACCGAGGGCCACATGCTGCCGCTGCGCAAGTGGGATCGGGCGTTGGGCTGGACGTGGGACTACCTGGAGGATGCTCGCCTTGAGCAGATTCAGGCGGACATCGCCGACGCCATCAAGGATGCGCGCGATCTCTG